CCCCACATCTTGGAGAATCCAGCTGACAAAATGAGCACAAGTACATCCGGGCTTATCCAGCTTCTTCGTTGCCTCAAAGGTGCTCTTAGCCTTATAATCGCCACCCTTGTAGTGCCACTTTTTCCGGACAAGATAATCAGCTAACTCCTTGGCGCGGGAGACGATTGCATCCTGTACTAGCTTAGCTTGGGTCTTAGGACCTGCAATGCCATCCACAGTAAGACCCGCTTTAAGCTGATACGCTTTGACAACGCTGTCGGTAATCTTACCCCATACGCCATCGACCTCCAGATTCCAGCCGCAGAGTTTGAGCCGCTTCTGAATCAGTCGAACTTCATCGCCGGTGCTACCCATACGGGGATAGCAGGGCGTGTTGAACAGCTTCTGTTCCGCCTTACGGCGATTGACCAGACCGGTCTTGTAATAGGTAGCACTGCCCCAGTAGACCACAATGTTCTTAGAATAGTCAGAAATAGTCTTGCTGTTGGCGATCAGCTGTTTCAGACCGCCAAGGCCACGGTTGTAGGTGTAGCTGACCAGAGCATCAAACTGATTCTGGTTCAGAGGAATGGGAACATACTTGTTCACATAGTTCTCGAACTCTTTCAGGTCTTTCTTCAGTGCTGCCTCAGCCTGGGCATGGCTCCAGACAGTGCCTTTCTTAATACTGGGGTCAAATGTGTGGCCGTAACCGATGGTGTAGTATTTCTCCCCCACCAGTTTGACGGCTTTCAGGTCACAACCTTCCCATTTCTTAATCAGGGCAAGGCCGTTAGCTCCGATTGTCAGTGCCATTGTCGTCCTCCTTCAGTTCAGGCAGTCCTGCCAGAGAAGTCAGAATTGAAATGATAGCAGATGTACCAGCGATAGACAGTACATTCATCCAGTTGATCTCAAACCAGGACTGACCAACTGTGAGCATGGCTGCTGCTACCTGAGCAAAAGTCTTCAGTGCCCGAATACCGGCCGCTTTAATCCATTTCATGTTTTCATGCACCACCTTTCGAGTACACTTCTTTTTTTACCGACTCCATATCGGTTTTCAATTCATCAATGCGTTTCCACTGTGTATCTTCATTCTGTTCAAGAATGGCAACTCTCTCTACGACACTGTTATGCTTGTCAACTTTCTTCTCCAACTCCTCAATACGGTAGTTGGTCAGTCTGTTAGCTGTCAGAATACCCACAACAGAACCAATCAATGTGCCAGCCAAAGATAAAAGACTGACCAAGATTTCAGGAGCCATCAAATATGTCTCACCCCTTTGTGTTATAGCGTTTCCTGCGAGCCGCATTCAGGGCAGAATTACGACTCATGATGTCCTTGCTGCTTCTCTTCTTCGGCTGCTGGCTCTTAATACTGCAAACCCGAATCAGAGTTAAGAGTCGATTCAAATGCCATTTTTGGCATTCAAAAGGAATGTTGTAAAGAATCATCCAGTAATAAATCAGTTCAGCTGTAATCTGTTCTCTTGACCGCGACGCTTTGTTCTCAGAAAACCACGTTGCCGTCATAGGAGCCGCGATATACTGGTTGATCTCTTCACTGTTCTGATATGTCAGGAATCTAAACGCTTCTGGTTCCACATTTTGGGTGACAGTCATACATCGAATGTAATCAAGCACCTGTTCGTCTGTCTTTTCTTTCTTTGACAGAAAAGGAACACACCATTTTGATTCCCATTTTGAAAGAGAGACGAGAGAGTGCTCCAGTTGAATGGTTTTCTCCTTGATATAGAGAAATTCTTGTCTGTTTTCATCCCACAGCTCAACAGACGGTATTGTAATACGAAGCATTCCTCATCCCTCCACTGCTTTCGATTTAATTAGTGGTTTCAACAGCCTTCAGTTCAGGTTTCTGATTCATCGCTGTCGTAACAGCCTTAGGCATGATGCCGTTTACGAAGTCAGCAGCCGCTGATGCGCTGTTGTCACCGCTGAACAGTTCCATAAAGAGCTGATTATACGCCTCGGTCTGAGAGAATGCGGTGGACAGTTCTTCAGATTTGATGAACTGCTTACCGTCCGGGCTTTTCACACCATAGGACTTCAGGATAATTGCCTTGAAATACTTGATGAGTTGGGGAACATCATGTGTGTCGATGATCTTTGTCAGCAGATCAGACAGACCGCCTGCCATGCCCATCTCCATCTCGGTGATTTCAGCCTCGTTCAGATTGAAATAAAAGTCTTCGACAATCTCATTGCCGTTGTAGTCGATATACTTGATCGTTTTCTTCAGCATTTGTTTCTCCTTTCACATAAAAGAGGCGTGCCGCCAGCTTTCCCTGAATACGGCACGACTTATTTTAGTTGAACACTCTGGACAGAAGCGGTGTACCGTTATTATCCAAAATCACATTGTCATCCGAATCCAACAAGCACGCCTGTTTCTCAATCATTTCGAGAATATCATTGATTGAGGGCATTATTGGTTCGGTGTTATCAGATCCATACAAGACGTTCTCGATATAGTGTAGGGCATTTGTCAGACCAGCAACTCTGAATTTGGCAGAATCCAGAATAATGTGAGCTGTTGGCTTATACCCTTCGAGTTCCACCGTTTCGGCAGTAATCTCCCAAGAGAATGTGATTGCCTCAGGAGAATCATTGATGGTGGCATAGCTCTTGTCAGTAGAAGCGGCAAGACAGTTGAAAACAAGATGGATTTTGTATCCATAATCGGTTCCATCCGTATCGTTGCCCTCTGTTGTCTGGTAACTAAAACCAAAGTGGGAGTGGTTTTGCTGACTGATTGTCACACCATCTGCAATTTCAATTTCGCCGACACATCTTTTGAACTCTGCTGGATAGGTGTAGGCTTCTATGGTCGCTCCGTACTCCTCGGCAGACATCAGGTTCAGATACTTGATATCATCAGCATACATAGGAGATGCTTCTGCACCTGACATAGCCTCGTTCACTGCGGTGAGTCCGTTCCATGCTACGCCTTTCTGGTAACGTCCTGAAACGATGGGGTACAGAACACCATGCCGTACACCAGTCTCATAAAGCCGTTCGCCGCTCTTATCCCATTTCAGTTCGGAGATAGTAACCACCTCCTTTCACGAAACTAACGGTGTAAATCACGCGGCAGCGCCCATGATAGTAGCAACCTCGTTCGGCAGAGGAAGCTGAGGCTCAGTGGAAGCAGTACCATAGAGCTTGTCCTCCAAAGCACTGAGTTTGGTTGCATCAGCCTTCCAGGACTCGATGACCAGATGTGCAGTCGGCTTAAAGCCCTCTACATCGACCGGAGTAGTGCTGATCTCCCAGGAGAAAGTAATCGCCTCGGGAGAATCATTGATGGTGGCATAGCTCTTATCGGTCGGTGCTGCCAAAGCGCCGTACACCAGATGCAGCTTGTAACCGTAGTCAGTACCGTCGCTGTCGTTACCAACCTTGGTCTTGTAGCTGAAGCCGAACATCTTTCTCTTCTGCTGGCCAATCATCACACCGGTAGCCAGTTCGACGGAACCGTCGCAGGCTGCGAACTCATCGGGGTAGGTATATGCCTCGATAGTGGCGGCATAGTCCTCATTAGAAAGCAGGTTCAGATACTTAATATCATCCGCATACAGCGGAGTTGCCTCAGCGCCGGAGGGAGCCTCATTTACGGCCGTCAGCCCGTTCCAGGCGACGCCAGTAGAGTAGGCACCATTCTCATCGACAGGATACAACACACCACGACTTACGCCGGTTTCGTAAAGACGTTCGCCGACTTTATCCCATACCAGTCTGCTCATGTAATCACACCTTTCTTGTTATATAGGGAAAAGACCCAGTGATTCAGGTTGTCCGAAGTGAAACTTCGATTGAAACTACAAAACGGCAGTGACAGGATTCTTTCGGGGATTAGGGAATCTGGGTCTTTATCAATCACTGTCACCTGATACCGTTTTGTGTGGAGATAGGAGTTGTTGTTAGCGTACCTTGTGTTGATCGTATCAAGACTGAAAACAATACAGGGATACTTCATCTTCACCGAAGAAGGGGGCTGAAAATATACATTGCTGGAACCAAGAATCTCTATCAGATGAGCGTGGAGCTCTAATCTGTCACTCATTGTACACACCCCCTATGGTCAGAATCAGTC